AAATATTCTCTTCTTATTTTACAGTAGATTGGTGGTACATTAGCATTTAAATAAGACATTACAAGTTAGCATTTCCATCTACGTCTTGCTTGTCTTAATCTAGAATTAGGGTCTTTTGCTGCTTTTGGAAACATCTTCATTTGACCAGCTGATCTTGCACAATATGATCTTCTTCTTGCTGCTCTTTTTGGTCCTGGTTTATCTTCAGTAACAGCCGTTGATAATTTAGATCCTGGATTTAATCTACGGTAAGCATTAACACCTGCTTGTGTCATACCAGCACCAGACTTTGTAGATCTAAAATTTTTTTTATTACGTGATGGCATTCCACCATCTTTTAGACCTAGTAGTTCAGCTACATAGTCTTTCATATTATTTATCTATAAATAATATTACGTTTAATCCGTCTGCATTACCTGTTATACCAACACCATCTACAATACCTGTTCCATTTCTTTGAGCATACAAAACACCATCTTCAGGAAGATTTAATGTTTCTGTTTGACCCGCTCCTACAGATACTGGAATATAAACTTCTGTATTTGTAGAAGAACTAACAGTTGTAGCATTTGCTAAACCATTAATTATAACTGTTCCAGAAGTACCAGTTGATTGAACAGCATATCCTCTTAATCTCGTTGGTCCTGTAAAAAGCACAGCATTAGATGCACTTGATACGACCGGTTTAACATCTGACTTCATTTTTTCTCCTTATGTTAAGGAGCTCCGAAGAGCTCCTTAAAATTAATTTATTATAGAGCTGCTAAAGTAGCTGCTTGACTATAAGTTACAACAATTCTTGCTTTACCTGCTGTTGCAGAGTTAGCAACTGTTATTCCATATAATTGAACATCATCAGTTCCTACAGTTCTCCATGCACCTGCACTTGCTGGTAACATAGAAGCTCCAGTAGCAGTAGCAGATACAGCAGTTGCTGCAGCAACGTTAGTTGCGTTTGATGCACTGTTACCTACAGCAATCGTTGCAGTGTTTGAAGCAGTAAATAATGATTCTACTTGAATTGATACACTGATGATTTGACTGTTAGCAGGAATTATAATTCCTAATGCAGTAGCAGTTGTTGTTGCATGTGTTAATGCTACAGTTGATGATTGAGTAAGAACAACAGCACCTGTGTTTTTGATATTTTCTCCAAGTGTAGTTCCTGTTGTATTAAAAATATTTCCAGATTTTATTGGACCTGAAAAAGTTGTATTAGCCATAATTGTATTCTCCTAGTTTTCCTAATCTAGTCTCTAGGCCGTCGACTATACGCGTCTAGATCAGAAGTTAATGTATAGTAAATTGATTATAAATGAAAAAGGGGCCAGTGTAAACACTAGCCCCTTCTTTGATTGTCAAACCTAACTATTATGATGTAGGTAAATTTCCGTTACCGAATACACATCTAGGGTCAGAATAGCCGAAGCTGTATCTTTCTCTAGCTTTGAATCGTACGTTACCAGTATCAAAATCTCCTTCAAGAGCTGTTCTTAATGGAGCTCTTTCGAAGTGTTTGAAACCGTTAGGAATATCAGTCAGAATGAAGAATGAATCAGTATCTGTTAAGAAGTGATTTACTCTGTATCCTTGAGGTAACATTCCCATATTACCAATAGCGTTGATATCGTTATCCGCTGTACCCACTCTTAAAGGTGATTTAAGAATTCTCTCAGCAGTAAATTGTAATTCTTTTGGAATTATCATTTTAGTACCTTGAACTGCAATTCTTAATCCTCTCTCATCTACGAAACCAGCTATATCAATCAAAGATTGTTCTAGTGAAGTTTCATTCAAATCAGCAGCTGTTGCTAATCTGTTAGAGAAAGTATTACCATTTGCTAATGGGTGAGCATTTGAAATAAGAGGAACGCCATCACCACCAGTTACAGATGTGAATTGTGCTTGGTTAAGCACAGCCGCAGCTTTAACTTGTTTAGTGTTTGACATTGATCTTGCCAATGCTCTTGTGTAACGACCAGCTAGTCTATCGTATAAGTTATCTTCAATAGCTTCTTCTGTAATAGCGAAAGCTAATGCGATAGTTTCATGCGTGTATCTCGCAGTGTAAGCTTCGTTTGCTTGGTCAAATACAACCGCAGCACCTTCTTGCTTAACTGGAGCACTGCCGAAACCTGATAACATAACTTCTTCTTCAAACGCTCTGTCTGAAGTTTCAGTTTGATAGATTTCTGCGTGTTCGTTTTCATATCTAGAGTACTCAAGTCCGAATAAAGCATTCAAACCTGGTTCTAGCTCTTTTGTTAACTGTTGTCGTGAGATAGCCATAATTTGTCTCCTTTATATACCTGCCGTACCACTTCTAAAGAAGTGATTGTTGATTCTTACTAATACATTAACACCAGATGTTGAAGTATCAGAATCAGTAGCACCTTCTTGGATATCAATTGCTTGAACCGCAAAAGTTGTAGTGATTCCTGACACACTAACATCTAATTGTTTTTCAGAAATACCAGTTAAAGTATTTCCTGAAACTGCTGTTAATGAGTAGTTCTTAAATAGATCTGCTCTTGTAAAAGCAGCATCCGCATCTACTAAAAAAACAGTATTCGGATCATCTACTACGAATGCAGTAATTCCTGCAACCGCAATACTTCCCGGATAGTTGTTTCTAAAAGTAGGCTTTTGTGTTGTTGGATCGTTATAGAACACACCATTGAACACACCAATAATTCGATCAGATGTATTTGATCTAGCCAACGTTACGTTACCCGCAGTCGTTGGTTTTACTGGATCGCCTTGAAATATAGCAGTAGATAAATTGTTTGCTACTGTATATCTGTTTTGAGCGTTGTTCCATGGAGCTCCATTAATTGATCTGTACGGTCTTAGACCGAACTTTTCATTTACGTTTGCCATAGTTTTTCTCCGTTTTTATTTTTAGTTACGATGGTATAACAAAAAAATTATTTTTTTCGTCCACCACCAAAAGTTACACGAGTTTGTCTATTAATATTAATAGGCATTCCCGGATTCTGTTCCTTCATGAGATCATTATCTACAGCGGTCATTTGGTCTTGAGTAACTCTTGCGAAATACTCAGCGCGTGATTTTGCAATCTCTAATGGTATCCTTGCCAGAACAAGGCCACCAACCCCAATGTACCCAGCATAACGATGTGATTTGTCATACACAGGATAGTTGTGAGATCCACTTTCAACTTCTTCAGATTTAACTAGTTCATAGCCTTCTCTAAGTCGTTTACTCATATTTGCAGTATCTTGAAATCCTGCAATCTCGTATCTTAACCATCTATGTACAAATCCATCTTTAGGCTTTGGTGCATCCAAAGATGATGGAGGCGTCCAGTGTTTTGGTCTTTCGTTTTTTGACCTTTCGTCTGTCGCGCGTGAGGTTTTATTTATGTCTTCCATACTAAGCTCCTTCCTTCACGTATTTAGCGTATTCTTCTAGTGGCACCCCTAATTTTTTAGCCATAACAACTTGTGCTTTGGTGAGTCGCACAGTTCTGCGTCCTGAGTTGGTTCTACCAGCAGGGGCAACAGTTTGGACGATTTTTTTCTGTGGTTGCTCCTGTAAATCAGTAAATTTATGAGGGAATGAATCCTTCATTAATTTATTTATTTCAGTATAATACTCATCACTTTCAGTGTCAAACCCTTGACTTACTAAATCTTCGTGAATTGTATATGCAGCATTAGTCATAATTTTATCGTTACCGAACCAAGTATTATTTTCTGCCCATTTTTGAGCTTTTCTTGATGGTTCAGGCGGTAAATTATTAGCTATTTGCTGATCTACGTTTGTTGATTTTTCTTCAGGTTTTTGCGTCTGAAGAGCCCTCTCAGCATTTGTAAGTTTTGCACGTTCTTTTTGAACAGCTAAACTTGTCAACTTTTCTTGAGCCTGCATAATAGATTCAGCATCCTGATTTTCTATTGCAGACTTAAGTTGAGATTTAACAGATGCAGTTTCTGCATCTACTCTTGCTTCGAATTCTTTAATATATTGTGTATCATAAGTGCTTACATTCTTTTGCAACTCTTGAAGTTGTTTCTGAACTCCTTTTGCATATTGAACTGCAGCTTCTCTTTGACGTTCAGCTTCTCTTCGCGCACGCGTGAGCTGATTAATTCTTAACTGAACAGAATCCGTATGTTCAGATAAATTATCTTTTTTTACAGGTCTAATAGGTTCATCAGTTTCAGCAACTTCTTCAACTGTAATACCTTCTATTCCTGGTTTTTTTACTTCTGAACCAATACTTTCAACTTGTTCATTTACTAATTTTGGTTTTTCTTCAGTTGCTTTTGTTTCAACAACAACTTCAGTTTCTCCACTTGTTACTTTTTGCTCCTGTTTTAGTTCTGACATTTACATCTCCTTAGTATGTATGTTCGATGTCGCGCGGATCCCCTATGGTTCCGATTATATCGTCATCATTTAATATTCTCACTTCGCCGCCTTCAATTCGGAAACGACTTCCAGCGTATCTTCCAAACATCACCCATTGTCTTTCTTTACACCATGCGCCTGATGGAAATCTTTTTTCATCTTTATAACAAAGGTCTCCCATCTTCAGCACGTAGCCAACAACTGTAGTGATTTGAATCATCTCGTGTGATTTATCTGAAAGAATAATTCCTCCTTTAGTTTTTTGTGGTCCTGACCACGGTAAAACTAAAATTCTCCAACCTGTTGGTTGAGGTAATCGTTCTATTGCAGATTTTGATAATGATTCTGGATCTAGAAATGTTTTTTTGATTTCTTCTTCAGATTTATAGGCATCTAAAAGGCCTTCTTTATGAGGAGGTATCTCCTCGTTCTTCGTCGTCGTCATCTATAAGCTCCTGTTTTTTTTGCAGGTCCGTGAGTTCCTGTAGCAAATCATTTAGTGATTTGATTTGACCTACAATATATTGGTATTTCTCGAAAGAGTCAACACCAGATGTAGTGGTCTGTGTTAAATTTGCCACTTTTGGAGCAATTATCTTCTTTTTTATGTAATCTATTATATCCATTATTCTATAGTTTTCTTTTCTCTCTTAATGTGACCAAGAACAGTACCTTTATGAGAGCCTTCTTTAATTGTGTATCCGGAAGTACCATTACCATTAATATCTACTTCTTTACGACTTCTGAATAGGATATTATTCTTTTCTTGAATTTTTTTAGCAATAAAATTATTTGCTATTAAATCTTTTAATCTTTCAATCATGTTAAAATTTTTTTTCTATTTTATATAATGTTATATTGTCTATGTAAGGTGAGTTTACATTATTGCAACTATAAAGCAATAATAAGAATACTAGGTATTTCACTACCCGTTTT